CAAACCCTGTGACTTCCTTTGGTTTTCCGCTCCAACTGATTCGGTCATTCTTGTTCATCGCTTAAGACTCGGTGTTTTTGGGCTATAACTTTTCCTTCCTTATTTCGATACTCAAAGACAACTCCTGTCTCTGTTCTTTGGATGCCGTACTGCTCCAGGACTCGTCTTGGGATTCCTCTGTAAGTTTCGTCTTCCCATTTTTTGAATACTGGTTTCATCATTGGCGGAACAAAGTGCGGTCGGGCATCTTTTTTCTCTTCTTCTCCTTCACCTTTTTTGTAGGTTTGGCAAGCGAAACAGTACGAGTGGTCTGTGTAAATCGCAAGGCCGTCGCTGCTACCGCAATCGCAAGGCCCATGACGTAAAAACTTGGATTCACCCATTCGCCCCCATCTCTACTTTCATTTCGTCTATTGCTTTGAGCAATGAAGCAGTGCCGCTAACCTTGTTGGCTAAAACCTTTAAGTCAGCGGCTTCATAAGTGGAGAATTTTTGATGACAGGAATTGCATCTTCTTCGTCTTTGCACATAAGGAACTCCTTTAAATTCCCTAGTGGCAACCCTTATCACCTCAGAAGAGCCAGCTAAACAATGTGGACAGTTCATTTATGGATGATTGATAAAGATTTTTAGAAAGACGTAAAGCAAATAGCTAATACAAGCGATTGCTATGAATTGATGAAGTAGGGGCATTAGTAATAGACCATGAAATGAATACGAGCTTTGGCAGCCTTCGGCTCATGGACCCATCTCATGTGAACATCGTTGATAACTTTTACGTTGTCGTCCTTGAAGAGTCTTGGTTCGTAAGGTTGTTTCCCTTTCTCTTTGACTGAAACCAGGGCATCAAATAAACCTCCGATCAAGTTGTCAATATCTCCACGGGCAGGACCGTAAAAGACAACGATTATGGCGTCACATTTTTCGAGGGGGTCTTCTGTCCAGAACTCCGAGGCAAGACTCCAAACGTCCTTTTTCCATTTCTTGTAGGACGGATCCATGTATGGCCTCGCTTGTCCTTGAAAGGATCGAGGTCTTGCCTTGGATTTGGGGATGATTGGGATGTCAAATTCAACCTTCGGCATCGAATACAACATCTGAAGGTGAGACATAGCCACCCTGAACCTCATCAAAGACTGAACTTGAGGAGCGCTCATAGGCGACATAATCAATCACTTGAGCTTGTCTCACTTGATAGGAAAGACCTACGCCACTTGGCCCTTTCCAGGGGTAAAGGTCGTAACCAATTCGTATCTCTGAACCATTACCAATAAGCTTCTCTGCATCCCATGCGTTGTTCTTACTGTCAACAACTAATGGGCCTGAAGTAAATCCACCGTCAGACTTCCTTGTAAATCTTTTTAGCTTGAAAGTCCATATAACTGTTCCGTCATCTTGTGTCTTAAAAGGTAAAGCATTAGTAGAAGCTTTTGCGTTCACTCCATGCTGTCTTTGCACTTCTGCTTCTTGCGTTTCAAACCACTCTTTATGAGCTTTAATGTTTAAGTTAAGGATTAAATCTACTGACCAAAAAGGTGGAGATTTAGGTTCAAATTTATTAGGCTCTGGTTCTCCTAATAGCTTGCACCATTGGCAAGGCGCTTTGGGTGTTTGTTGAAGTTGCATGTGGTCGTGTAAGCACTATCGCTTATCTACTATATATGGCGTTCGATCATTTGCATATGTGTAAACTAAATCATTTAAGAAAACAGATATGGGTTTGTACCAATTGATACAGGGTCTAGCGTGTTTACCATTGGAGGCTTTGGAAGTGACAAGCTTGTTCTCTCTGAGATCTCTTGATATATCTGGCCTAGTAGATCTTCTTGATAGAACTCATTCATAGTCTCTAGCAGGGTTTTGTGGAACTTATCAGCATGGATTGCTGCGACCCCGTAACAGTCATGGTTCACTAATACTTCTATTCCAGGGGCGTAGAGCTTTTCCATAAGCATCACTAGATATGCTGCGTCAAAGCCATGAACAAAGTTTGCTCCAACACCTTTATTGGCCTGTGTAGCGCTTAACTTTGCATCTACTGGTTGGTCTTGAATGTTTATATTTATCTTCTTTCCAAATAGATTAGTTCTAACAGTTCTTCTAGTCGGTTCTCTATCGGCAAACTTCATTGGCCATCCTGAAGGCATTGTGTATTCAAGTGGATATAATTGCATCACCTTTCTTGTTACTTTCATCAACCATTTCTTTACCTCTAAGCAACTACTAATTTCTTCTTTTAATTCACTCCAAAGATGACGAGCTAAATATTTCGCTGGCATTGCAACCCTGAAGTTGAACTCTTCTAACGGGACATAACCAAGATGTTCATCCAGGGCTTCAACCAATGAATCGCAGAGAGACATATAGGTACCTCCATAGGGACTTGCAAGTATTGGTCCTTTAGTTAATGACCTATCTATTCCTCGACCTAACCACAACTCTGCTAGAGCCTTTTCCTTGTCTTCTCCTAGTTGTAGATCTTCGTTCAGTCTTTCTGTAACTCTCTTAGCTACCTCCGTATATAAATCTTGTCTGTCGTCACCCCATAAATTGCATAACCTGCCAATTTTTTTATCCCTTACGAGGGCGCTGAGTATTCCGCATCCTGAAGTGGTTTGATCAAAACGAATAACCGCTGAAGATTCTCCATCCCTTAGCCCTTGATATACACCCTTGCAGAGTTGAAGGAATTGCCAGGGATCATCTGCGTTTCTCCATAAATCCAGATTACCCAAGGGATCTTGAGCAATTGCAGTAATTTTTTTGATATTATTTTCTCCCCATTTCTCTCTTTCTTTCCAGCTAGATTTTGACAATTTGTAATGTCCCGCTGCTGCTCTGAGCAACCATTTCATCGCTGTATCATCCACGGGTTGCGGTTTATCAAAATTAAGTAGAGCCTTTTCTGTATCTGGCCCCATCGTTGTCACATATTTATTGCTTGTATAAAATCTTCCCCTGTGGTCGCAGTGATAGCTCTGCCATATCGTTCGATCTTTTAACTCTTCTGCCATCTGCAAACTTCTTTCAATCCTTACTCTTCTTGGTCTGTTCTGTTCCCTATCTCTATGGGCCATCGCTGCCATTCTGTTTCTAGCTCTTAAATCATCTGCACTTGGGTTATCTCCTAACCTTGCAGGTACTTCCATTGGAGATCTGGAGCAAGGGAAAAGACCAGCAACACCGCTCTCCCATGCAGTTCTTTGTAGGTCAACCATTTCTCCATCAACCTTTATTGCTGTGTTCTGCAAATGAGTGGCGGCCTGGAAGACCAATCTCATATCTGCTATTCGGTAATGATCTAATGCAGTTGTGTGCTTCTCTTCGTTGTCTTGGATAGGAACTCTCATTAGAGGTTCCATGTTGTCCAGCATCCCGCCGCCATATAAGCCATCCCAGGGACGAGGCTTGCAAACCATTGCTGTATAAGTGGTCTTGTAGTTCCTGGAGGGACACTCCCTAATAAATCTTTCTGCTTCAGCCGTTGGTATTACAAACCTGGGCGTACTCTTTCCAACTCTCCTTTTGATTACATGAACGATCCCTGTAACTGGGCCAATATGATCCAATAAAAATCTCCCTACATGGAGCCTCGAAAGGTCAGTCCACATAGGGAGCGGGCAGCCAAGTTTGTTCATTATTTCTTTGCTGGCAATTCTTCTTCTACTGACTCCGCTCCTGGTTAAATGCCTGAACTCAATAGGAGACTTCTTATTCAATCTGATCAGTCTTGTTTCATCCTCAATTGCTTTTCCTAAGTTCTGACAGAAAGTAGCAATCCTTGTTTTCCGGCTGAGTTGATCAAGTGTGGCAACAAGCGCTACTGCCGCAATGTGATAAGTGCTATCAAATGAATCAAAGAATGGATAGGCCGCTCCATTCACTCTTGCTTTCTTTGGATCCTGGATAAACTCTTCAAACGATATTTCTAATGCTTCAGCAAGTATTTCTAAGGAGTAACTATATATAGCTTGACCATAAGGAAGAGCAGACTCTTTCCCATTTTCTTTGATCTTTCTTTCGATGGAAGATTGAGTCTGTTTTGCTCTTAATTGAGCCTTTAATTGCCTGGCTAATTGTTCAACTTCTAGCTCGTCAGACGAGTGCCATATCTGTGACATTTTGGCATTTATGTGTCTCCCGCTAATTGTGAGACATACAAGGCCGTAGCGCCAGCCCTTATTGCAGTCACTCACTCAATAACATTGCTCTACGACCCCTTAGAACTTGTCAGAACACATTTGCAATGTGGTCAAGATTCACTCCTAGACTGGCCATTCGACTTCCTCGATGTCATTTCTGTCATTATTTATGATACTTCCAATAGAGCGACACATTCGCCCACATCCTTGATCTATTTCTTCAGCAATCCTTTCTAAACTCGTAATATCTACATGAGCATATCTTTGAACGGCCTTTAACGATTTCCATCCACCCCATTGCATAAGTTGAACTAAACTCACTCCTTTTGCAGTTAATCTTGTGGCAAATGTGTGCCTGGTGCAATGAAGCGTTAGTAATTTATCTTGAGCGAGTCCAAGAGCGGCTCTGCCACCGTCAAAAATATGTTGAAACTCTTTGTATTCGTAGCTCCAAACTGAAGCATCAGGGTGATGATCAGGGATGAATGGCTTGACTGCTTGAATTGCTGTTGATGTTAAAGGCATCGTTCTCGGATAACCATTTTTAGTCTCTGGAATATGAAGTCTTCTTCTTCTTATATCAATATCTCTTGCTTTTACGGTTGCACCTTCAGTAAACCTGCAACCTGTCTCTATTAAAAATGTAAAGAAATGTGCTGCCTTTGGTTTGCCGATTGCGAAGAAATATTCAACAAATTGCTTTTCCTCTTCTCTTGAAAAGACTCTGTTTTTAATATTATTCTCAGGTAAAGATGCTGGAAATAATGTATCAAAATCAGGTGGCTCTATCTTTTCCATTTCTACGGCATCTTTCAACATACTTCTTATGGTGCTTACCTTGTAATTCACTGTTGATGGTTTATTAGGTTTTGTTTTTTTCTTTAAAAAATATCTTCTCATCTCAATAATATCTTTCCTGGTGATCGTATCTATTGCTGTATGTCTGCCGAAATAATTAACAACTGTTCTTGCATAACCTAAGGCCGTTTTACAACTTTTTAGATCTTGCCATCTTATTTCTTCGCTGTTTTTAATTGCTTCACCAAAAGTAAATGAATCACTGTTCTTAGGTTTATTAGCTAATGATTTTTTGATCAATTTATCTTCACTCAGAATATTTCTAAGCCTGCGTTCACAATTTTCTGCTGCAATTTCTGCTGTAGATCCTTTCGATCTGATTCTTCTGCCTTCAACTATGAAGTCAGCAAGGTATTGCCCCGTTTTGGGGTCTTGTTTAATTCCCATTGTTGGTCGTGGTTTTGTGGGTTTATTTGATGGCCTCTAAGGATCGGTATAAAGCTTTGCCTTTCTTACTTAGCTTCACTCTGTACCTTCTCCCTTCTTCTGGATCGATATAAACATCACAGAGACCAAGTGATGTCTGTCTGTGCCTTGCTTGATTACTTAATGAATTAACGACTCGACTGGCTGACGCATTACTCAACGCAAATTTCTCTTCGATTTCTCTATAGGTGGTGGAACCTTCCTTCGCAATAAACAGAAAAATTTGTGCGTGGTGCAACGGTAGAGCTCCAGGATCAAGAGATCCAAAGAGTTCAAAAGCATGGGCCAATTGACGTAGATCCATTTTTCATTAGGCAATAAAGGGCGGTTCTCCACAAAAGTATGAAGCGATACCGCCTCTTTGCCCTCGTAGTATTCCTTATATGCTGCCAAATGTAGACCATATCTGTGGATCGGGAGTACTACGGATACAAACTGAATTACACTAGGCATTACCCTTTATAGGTCGATCTAGATTTACTATACCTGTTATGAGTAAAAACTACGACCCCGTTGAGTGCATCATTTGTTACAACGATGAGTTCGACGAAATTAAACAGTTCAGCAGGATACATTTTTATTCTTCTGGATCTCTTACTGGGCCGTAGTACCCACTTTCTATGAGGATAGTTTCAGCAGTTTTTGAAAGAGTTAGTTCATAGCCTCTTCCTGATTTCATTTTCTTTCTAACTAGCAAGGGAAGTCTTGGTTCGATAACTTCCCCATCCTTTTCTCTTGGGGTCATTTTGTTAATGACTCGGCAAACTGGACCAGGTGGTGAATTAGTAAGTTTCTCTAATTCTTTATAAGTGCGTGGCCCTGAAGCAATAAAGCTCAGGACCTCCGCAGCTAATAATCCTCCTTGAATACCATTAATCCTTAATAAGTTGATTAGCCTGGCAGTTTTTTGGATGTCTGTCATGCTTCCTCCTTAACTGCTGCCCATATCAAATAGCCTCCTACCAATAACAGAAAAAAGGGTTCTGTCATAGCAACAAAGACATAAATAATGGCAGGAAAGACCAAAGTTCCCCCCATAAATAGGAGGGCGTGGCCGGTGATCGCTTGCTTAAGTTTCATTTTTCTTCCTCCTTGCTGGCTTTGGCGCTGGTTTCTTTTCAACCAATAACTCAATTACTTCATTCTGAAGGGTGACTAACTTGGTTAGTTTCTCCAGGGCCACGGCACACCTATTAATGTCCCGCTCCATATTGCTATCGAATTTAGTCATAAAAAAAAGGGCCATCAGTAGATGACCCGATAAAGGTTTAAAAGAGTAAGGCATAAACAGATACGACACCAAGACACCAGAATAAAAACTCATTAATTTCCTTCTGGCGCTTGATCTGTCTATCAGTGATGTCGATGTATTCCATTGAAGCCTGAATAATCTCAGGCTTCGTAGATTTAGGTGTGATGTTTATCATCCCCAGTCCTCCGGATAATCCCCTAAAGCACCTTCGGTTGATACGTCATAACCTGCTCGCCAGTTCTCCTGCCTCTGGTAATAATCCTCGGCAGTGTTGGCCATATCTTCGAAATTTTCGTCCATCACTGCACCTCTTTTTCAGCGGATAAGATTGGACACATGGAGAAATATCCATCAGGGCGGCAATGTTCGATACCTTGAAAATTAAATACCTTAACTTTCTTGATGGGATCGAAATTCCTTGAAGTTGGCTCTAAATGAATAAAGCACTTTGTTCTGTTCACAACTTTATAAGTGGTAAACAAATTAGAATCTCCGATATATCCATGTTGATATTTCTTGCCCACTTCAAAGCGGGTGACTGATACAGGAACCGTTAAGGCCTGTTCTTGGAAATTGTTCATAAATAAAACAATTAAAGGTCGTGGTTGATGTCTCAATTAAGAGGACATCATGGAAGGCTCGAAAGCCCTCCAGGATGTCGTCAAGCACTCACTAACTCACTAAGTGGAGTTGGTGCAGGGTAATCAGTAGCGGGTTCTCTAAAACAACTACCTGTAAATTCGTTCTCATCTTCTTTTAGTTCGTCCAGGAGCTTCCCTTCTATTTGCCTACAGATTTGATAGGCAAGAGACATCCTCCATTGGTCGTCTTGACATGATTGATACATGTAAGAATTAAGAATTGAATGAATCTGCCCAGGTGTGCCATTTCTTAACCATCTGCTGACACTTGCTGATCTTTTGAACTTAAAGTCTGTATCTTCTTTCCTGCTAAACCACTTCTCAGGACTGTTATCAGAGTCAGGATAACGAGCATCTAAAGATTTTAAATTTTGCTTGAATAAAAAATTAAAGATCTTTTCCGGAATACCACCGGTGGTTTCATTCATTAAGACAGTAAAAGAGTCATTAACGAATCTATCTAACTCTCTCCAGTCCTTTGTGAAGTTCAAGTCCAAAGCATTATTGAAGATACATCTTTTTAATGCTGCCGCATGATTAGGGCCGCAAGTTCTCTCCCAATAGGTAGCTAAGACGCTGAGAGCGTCAGGAGTGCAAAGATTTGCAGACATAATTAAATTTTCAAGGGTCGTGGTAATGGCTGGAAGAATCCAGCATGGAACCCCGAAGGGCTCCAGGATGGAATCGGAATCAAACCAATGAAGTCTGAAGTAGTGCAGGAACTTTCTTCAGGTCTTCCTCATACTCAATCTCATTAGCGTCTGCCTCATCCATCTCTAAGGATTGAACTGCTTCCTGGGCAAACTCCAAAAGACTTTGCTCAGCATCAACAGTTAACTCAAGATCAGATAAAAGGCCTTCTGGATCATTCTTGTAAGCTTCAAAAATGATCTTTAACAAGACTGCGCTTGAAACGTTCTTAGTTTTCATTTGTTGAGGTTCTGTCCCTGGTGGTCGTGGTAATTGCCAGAGATAAACCTACATTAGCCAAGTCGTTGAATATTACACATGTGTAACTATAGAATGTAATAAAACTTAACTTAATTAGTTCTCTGTAGACCTTAGGCGGGTGCTTCCTTGTGTGTATGACTGCCAGCCAGCGGCTCGACCAGGGCCAAACCAGCAGGAACACATTAATAATGTGGTCGAAGGCCAGTGATACCAGGCCACCCCAGGGCCACCCATTGAATCAGTGCCATTATCAGGGAAAAATCCGTTTAAATAGTCCGATCCAGGGGTGCTATGGGGGAAACAAGTTAAGGTCAATTCGATTTGGGTACTTAATCGTGAGACCCAAAATGAAGATTTGACAGTGCATCCCAGAGATATACCAGCAGACTATATCGAGGTAACATGAAGGAAGAACATCCCAAGATCTCTCGATAAAGGGATGGTTAGACCTGAGTAAGAAAATATGTAAGTTCTTGCCTAAGGAACTGATGTCGGTTCCAATCTAAACATATTTGGGTATGATATGCAAGCTATTTGTTCTACGGGGGATTATCGATGGAGTTTAATGCGAGGCAGAGGTATGAATATAAGCAGAGGATGAGGAAGGAGAGGTGGAGTAAGCATGGATTAACTGATGGGTTGAGAGTAGATAGGGAAGGTATGAAGGAGTATTTGGAGAAGAGGAGGTTAGAGGATTCTGAGAGGAGGCCTGGGAGATGGTTAGAGAAGAGGGAACCGAGGACGAGTATTCGTGATTCAGTGTTTAGGGAAGTAAAAGTTAAGTAAAGAGTTATTATTGAGATAGCCCTGAAGCTTGCTGCTTGGTCGTGGTCAGCGTGGGTTAGATGAAACCCTCTTCATTGAGGGTTTTGTTGTATTTAAGTATTAATAAGTTATAGTGATGATGTTGCGGAAACCATTTATTAGCTAGTCCTGGATTCCCCAGGTATGCGTATTTCGTAGCCGCAATACAATCAGGTACTAACAGGTGGCTGATACAAAACCCTCGTTTCACAAGTGCGGGGGTTTTGTTGTATTTGTCTATAGAATGGAAATAGTTTTATGGGGAACTATGGTTTATCTCACCAACAATCAAAGATTGGATTTAGGACTTGAAGGAGCTTGCTGTGTAAAGGATGAGACATTAAAGGCAAAGAAGCCTGCTAATTATTATGTGCAGGATGCACCTGTAGTAGAAGAAGAGAAGAAAGAAGAAGAGTCAGAATGAATCAACTTTGGGAACCATTACCTAAAGAATTAAGAGATAGTTTTCCAAATTTCACTTGTTATCTGTTGCGAGAGTTGGGTTTAGCTGAGTATCCAACGAAGCAGCAGATATCTGTATGTGATTGGATGCAGAATGGTCCTGATAAGAGTTTGACTGTTGCATTTAGGGGATTAGGTAAGAGTATTCTTGCGTCTTTTTATGCTTTATGGCGTTTAAGAGTAGATCCCAATGAAAAGATTCTTGTTGTCTCTGCAACGGCAGTGAAGGCAACAGACTTTTCTGCATTTATGTTGAGGTGTATTGGAGAAGTAGATATTCTTGAGTGTCTTATGCCTGGTACAACAGATAGGTTTAGTAATGTAGCTTTTGATGTTGGTCCTGGTAGTAAAGAACAGTCTCCGTCTGTTCGTTCGATGGGGATTATGGGTCAGACAACAGGACAAAGATGTACTTGTGCAATTCTTGATGATGTAGAGACACTTGCAAATGTCATTACACAGTTAAAACAAGAAAGAGTTGCTCATGCTGTAGAAGAAATTCAATCAATCATTAAACCTGATGAAGGTCAGATATTACCTCGGAAGATTATTTATCTAGGTACACCTCATACTGAGACATCAATTTATCTTCGTCTTGTAAGAGAAAGGAACTATTCGGCTAGATACTGGCCTGCGTTGTATCCCAAGGATTTTGATTGCTACGAGGGCAACCTCGATCCGACGATCCAAGAGGAGGTCATCTCGGACATCGCTCTCCAGGAGGAGCCTACGGATCCAGAGAGATTTGGTCATGAAGACATCCTCCAGCGAAAAGCCTCTATGACAAAGGCTTCTTTCGAGTTGCAGTTCATGCTCAATACGAGACTAGCCAATCTCGATAGGTTTCCAATACGTCTTGGTGATTTGATGGTGATGGATATAGATGGAACAGCCCTTCCTGAAACTGTTGTTTGGTCGAATCAACCAGATCAACGATTACAGGATTTGGTTTGCGTTGGCATGGGTGCCGATAGGTTTTATCACAAGCCAATCTTTCATAATGGTTGGGTAACTAGAGATGAACATTGGCGTTGTGTGTTAGCGGTTGATCCCGCTGGCCGTGGTCAAGATGAACTAGCGTGGGCAGTTTTAGCAGAATTAAATGGAAATATGTTCCTTTTAGAGAGTGGGGGTTCCACTCTTGGTTATGCCGATGAAGTTTTAATGCACTTAGCAAAGGTTGCTAAGAAATGGGAAGTTAACTATGTCGTGGCTGAATCCAATATGGGTGATGGAATGTTCTCCGCCCTCTTAAAACCACACTTAATGAGAGAACATCCTGTAACAATTGAAGAAGTAAGGCATAACACCCGTAAAGAACAACGCCTCTGCGATACTCTTGGTCCTCTGATACAACAACATCGATTAATTGTTACAAGTAAGGTCGTAAAACAGGACTATCGATTACATGATGAAGATCCTGAACATGGATATAGTCGTTCTTTATTCTTTCAAGGCTCAAGACTTACTCAAGAAAGAGCTTGTTTATCTTTTGATGACCGTTTAGATGCTTTAGCAATCGCAGTTGGCTTTTTTGTCGAAAGTGCAGCGCTAGATCAGCAGGTACAAAAACGTGCTAGAGCAGATGCACTTGCAGAAGCAGAGCTAGATGCCTGGATGGATGACACAATTGGGTCGATTGATTCTATTTGTATGGGTTGGACGAAAAAACAAGTAGCAGGTAAAGCTTATGGAGGACTTAAGAAACGGAGTCTGGGAGTTTAAGCGGTACAACTTTATCCGCCATACCAGAAAAATCTAATTTATTTTGTAGTTTTCTTAGTGTCGTTCCTTCTGCTGCTGTAGCAGTTACATTATTTTGTTTGAGAAGCATCATTGCTTCTTGTCTTGCCTTTCGATCTCCGTTCTGTAGGTCTTCTAAGACCTGTTCAACTACTAATTCGTGTATATCTGCGAGCTTCTCGGTGATGTCTTTCATTCTACGAGGACGTATATATTTAATTACATCATAAACAAAGGTTACAAAAAAGCGTTTTTACCGATATTCTTAGAAGTATTACAACCCCTTAGAGTGACTTTCCTCCCACCTATTGATATTAATTTGGTAGCTGCCTTGACGGAAAAGTTTCCTGACAAGGCTCCTGATCTTAATTTATCTGAAAAAGAAGTGTGGTATCGCTCAGGGCAAGTCTCTGTTGTTCGTTGGCTTCAAAACCAGTATGAAGAACAGGCTCAGAATCCTTTAGGTACGGAGGTGGTCTGATGTGCTTTGGTGGGAAGGCAGCAACAATTACTCAGCCTGATTACAACGCTTATAACAAGCAGTTTGATTTGCAGAAAGAAGCAATTCAAAGGCAGATCGATAATGATACAAGATTAGTCCAGGGCCAATTAAATACAGCAAGGCTAGAGAAGCAAGCTGTTCTGCAAAAGGTTAATGAGCAGGCAAGAATTAGAGCGGAAAATGTAGATCGTCAGGCAAGGATGCTTGCTGAAATGGCTGGTCCACCACCACCAGAGAAATCAGCAACAAATTTCACAATCGGAGCAAGAGATAGAGGACTGCAAAAAATTAAAGGAAAGCAAAGCTTGCGTATTGGTCGCAAGGTTGCCAAAAAATCGGCTACTGGCGCTGGCCTAAACATTACTTAAGGAGGTGTAACTATGTGTTTTGGTGTCAAGGCTCCCGATATTGTTTATTCGGGGCCAAGTCAAGCAGACATTGATGCTAATCAGGCATCATTGGACGCTTTTCAACAACAGATTTCTGATCAACAAGCTCAGTTCCAAACTCAACTGCAAGCTCAAATTGATCAAGCAAATCAAGATACTGCTGACTTGAAAGAGCGTTTAGCGAATGAAGCAACTGCTGCTGCTGCTGCCGCCGCCGCTCAACAGACAGAAGCTTATGCAACGACTGTTCAGCAAACTGATTTACCTGAAAGCGCTCAAACAACTGCTGCAAAAACAAAGAAAAAGACTGGCAGCAAAACATTAAAGATTGCTAGGGCTGCTGCTCCCGCTTCTGCTGGCGCTGGCCTCAATATTTCTGGTGGAGGTTATTCCTAATGTGCTCTGCTGTTACCGATACAATTAAAAGTGTTACTAGCGGCGTTAGCAACGTTGTTGGTGGTGTTTTAGAGCCTTTAGCAGATGTAACTGACAGTGTTGTTGACTATACGGCAGAGAAAGTTACAAACACAATTAAAGATGTTTCAGGTATAACTGCTGCTGAAAATGCAGCAAAAAAAGCTCAACAAGAAGCAGATCGACAAGCAGAGGCTAAAAGGAAAGAGCTTGAAGCTCTGAAGGTTGCGAGGGAAGCGACTGCGGCACAGCAATTAGCTCAGTTGCAACAGATGGAGGCTGATCAGGCAAAAGTTATTGCAGAACGTAGGGAAACAGAATCAACTTTAAGAGCAGAGCAAGAAGAAAAACTTGCAGGAATTAGAGCAAGAGGTCAGGCGGTCACTGGTTCTTTAAAGATTCTTTCTCAGCAACGTAGGGCAGGACGAACAGCGCAGATCAATAGAAAATCGCCAAGAACTAAGGCTCCAAAGACGACTCAAGCTTCTTTGAAGATTGCTTCTCAGGGTGCTTCAGGAAAAGGAGCAGGTACAAACATTTCTGTTTAACTAAATGGCTTATTCCAAATCCAAGAAAGCATCAAAACAAACTGAGTTTTATGCCGCAAAAATATATGAATCTTTGTCGCTTGAAAGAAATTATTACCTTGATCGGGCTAGGAGTTGTTCTCGTCTAACAATTCCTTACCTAATCAAGGATTCTGATGATCTTTCGAGTGATTCAAAAGAGGATTATCCAGTTCCTTGGAATGGAATCGGCGCCAGAGGTGTTTTGAACTTAGCGAGTCGCATGTTGTTGGCTCTCCTGCCCCCAACTCAACAGTTCTTTAGGTTCTCACTTGATGAAGGTCAATTAGCAAAAGAAGGAGTTACACCAGAGCAACGATCAGAGACAGAAGAAGCGTTAAGCAAGATTGAAAGGATGGTATTGAGAGAGATTGAAGCAAGTAATGATCGAACAGTTTTTCATGAAGCGCTATTGCATTTACTCGTTAGCGGTAATGCTTTGCTTTATGTCTCCTCGGAAGGATTAAGGGTCTTTCATCTCAACAAGTTTGTTGTGCAGAGAGATCCAATGGGTAATCCACTTCAGGCAATTGTTGCTGAAGAAATGGCTTATGAGGTGTTGCCTGATGTCGTAAAAGAAATGCTATCGGAGGAAGATGATGAACTTAAGGGAATTGAAAGCCAAGAGCAGCTACCTGGAAAAGCAAATCGTGAAAAACGGTGCCGTATCTATACGTGTATCAAGTGGGAAGGTAATACAGTCACCTGGCATCAAGAAGCAAAAAACAAGCTTATCCCTGGCACCGAGGGCCGTTCTCCTGTGGATGTCTCTCCGTGGATACCCTTGCGAATGACGAAGATTGATGGAGCAAGTTACGGCGTTTCGTATGTCGAGTCTGCTGCTCTAGCTGATCTTCAAACAGTAGAAGCATTAAGCCAAGCATTAGCGGAATCGGCTTTAGCTTCATCGAAAATTTTATTCCTGACGAAACCTTCAGGAGTTACAAAGGCAGCGGATTTAGCAAAGGCTCCTAACGGCTCGTTTGTTACAGGAGATCCAAATGATGTACTGGCTTTGCAAGTTCAAAAGAGTCAGGACATGTCTGTAGCAATGCAAGCTAAACAACAGATAGAAGCAAGACTTTCTCAGGCATTTATGTTGTCTAATCCTAGAGATGCAGAGAGGGTTACAGCAGAAGAAATAAGGCTACAAGCATTGGAAATAGAGAACTCTTTGGGTTCTATTTACTCTATTTTAACGAGTGAATTTCAATATCCTTACGTCTCAAGAAAGCTCAATATTTTAGAGAGAGAAGGCAAAGTTCCAAAGATGGATGAGAACTATGTGAAGGTAGTTATGACGGTTGGTTTGGCCGCTATCGGTAGAGGAAATGATCTTGAGCAGTTAGTGAGGTTTGTCCAAACACTTGGACAGACAATGGGGCCAGAAGCCCTAGCTCAGTACGTTAAGCCGTCAGAAATGATTAAGCGTTTGGCGTACTCAATGGGTATCGACATTGTTGGTCTTGTTAAGTCAGAGCAAGAGTTAATGCAAGAGCAGCAACAACAGCAGCAACAAGCATTAATAGCTCAGGCAATGCAGGGCGGAATGGCCGATCCTCAAAAACTAGCCAATGCTGCCCAAACACAACAGGACATGCAGATGGCTCAAGAACAACCTCCTGAATAACCATGACCGAAACACCACAACTTTCAGTACCAGAACAACAAGAGGGCATGATTGCCCCTGGACAAGAGAAACTTGTTGAACAAATACAGCAAGGAGAATCTTCGATACCTGAGAAGTTTCAGAACGCTTCAAGAGAAGATGTTATTAAGGCTTATCAAGAGTTAGAAAGAATGAAGGGACAGCCTCAAGAGGCTGAAGCTCCTGGTACTCCGTCTTCTGAAGAACCCGCAGAAAATACTCAAGAAGTTTCTTATACAGCAGAAGCTGCTAGTGAATTTTATGGAAAGGAAAATGTAGCCGCTCTTGCTGAAAAAGGAGTAGATATGGCTTCTGTTATGCAACGAGCCGATGCAGGAGAAGATGTAAGCGAGTCTTATGAAGCTCTTGCTGAAGTGTTTAAAGTATCGACAGATGTTGTAGACAATTACGTTAAGTCTGCACAGGCATCAAGAGGCGAGACACCAGGCTTAACTGAACAAGATGGTGTAGATGTCAAAAATGCAATTGGAGGTGATCAGGCGTTCCAGGATGTAACTGAATGGGCAGGTAAGAATTTAGATAAAGGGATGCTTGCTGAATACAACAAGATTGCTGATAGCAATAAAGATGCGGCGATATGGGCGTTAAGAGCGATGCAGGGAATGATGGGTAGTCCTGATGCTGTTGTAGAGCCAAAACTATACGGGGGTGGAACTGAACCAAGCGTTCAAAAGTTCACAAGTAAGCAGCAAGTGTTAGATGCAATGAATAAAAAGAACGATAAAGGGCAAAGGTTATACGATGTTGACTCTGCTTATCAGGAAAAAATTGCAAGAATTATGGCAAATTCTGATGTTTTTTGATATTTTTATAGACAGATAGCATCCAAAGCACCAGGCCCGTTTAGGCGGATAACCTGCGAGAGCAATGGTATGGGCGATCTAAAAAGTATTTTTTTCATCTAACTAACCAATCTCATGGCTGTTGTTCTCAGTCG